GCCCCACATCCGTCGCTACTACGACTACAACATGATGTACGGCGAGGACGAAGAGGTGAAGGGCGACTTCACGATCGATGCCCGTGGCTCATCGGCGCTCATGATCCGGGACATCCAGAACCAGGCGTTCTTAAATCTCCTGGCCGCGGGCGCCAACCCGGTCTACGGCAAATACCTCGACCCGAAGAAGTTGTTCGAGAAAGCTTTGCAAGCGCAGCACGTTGACCCCGCTGAGGTGTTCAAGCCTGAAGAGGAGATTGAACAGATTCTGGAGATGGAGAAGCAAGCCGCCTCGCGAGGACCTGGTCCAGATCCCCGTATCGCCGCGGCGCAGATCCGAGCACAGACGGACATCCAGAAGGTGCAGGCGCAGAATCAGGGCGACATGATGGAGCTCAACACCCGACTGCAGATTGCGCAATTCAACATGCAGACTCGCCAGCAAGAGCTGCAGATGCAGCGCGAGATTGAGATGTTGAAGATGGCCAACCAGCAGAACCTCACGCTTGAACAGATCAAAGCCAAGTTGGCAGATACGGCCATGCGCGAACGAGGCCGCAAAGAGCTGTTTGCTGCCGAACAACGGTTGAAGCTCGTTGCCGGATCGGGCATATAAGGAGTCATTGAGATGAACTATTCAGACAACAAACGCTTGGCGCACGTTACCGAGGGCGAAGTCGTGATCCCACGCGAGGTGGCTGCGCTACGCCCCGAATTGGTGGCGCACGTCGGCCAGCAGCTTCGCCAGATGGGAGGCGACCCCCAGCGCCTGCAGGTGGGAAAAGGCTACGTAAACCCTCGAACAGGGCAGGAAGAGTTTGCCACCCGGGAAGAGGTGACCGCAGCCTATCGTCAGATCCTGGGTCGTGACCCGGACGCAAACGGCTTGAATTACTGGATGAATCCGTCAAACGGTTTTAGCTTGGGCAACTTTGCAATAGCAGCCGCCCCGGATCTGAGGGCTAGCGCAAACAAATACCAAACCGACGCCACCCGCTATCAAACCGATGCAAGCAAATACCAGAGTGAAGCAAACAAGTATCTGTCCGATCTCCAAGCGTTGCAAAAACAGTACGGAACGCTAAATACCGACTACGGAAATATTAAAAACCAGTACGGCACGTTAAACACCAACTTTGGAAATTTGCAAAATCAGTTTGGTGGTTTGCAAAACGAGTACAGCGGCCTGCAGTCTAAATACGGCGACTTGGAAGGGCAGTTCAACAAGGTGCAGCAAGACCTGGCGCAACGCCAGCTGGAGTACGGCTCGCTGCAAGATCAGTACAGCATGTTGAACAAAGAGTATGCCAAAGTTCAACGGGACGCTAACGGCAATATTGTTGGCGGCAACATGGTTGACGATGGCAGCACGTTCAATTTTGGCGACGCAAGCACGGGCGGTACCGGCACAACGGGCGTGGTGTATGGCCCAGATGGCACGCCGTTCAGTTCTGTGGCTGCCGCCGTGGCCGCTGGTGTGACGAACTACTCGTTTAGCAAACCGGCCACTGCTGCTGCGCCAAACATCGGTTCGACTGATGCCACCTCCACCGTGCCGTCGCCTACCGCGCCCGCCCCGACGACATTCAATTTTGGTGGTGGGGGTTTGATATCAAACGCTAATCAGCAATTGTTCCGCCAAGGCACTGGCGCCAGAGTCAATCCGTTTGCCATACGCTAAGGCTGGGAGATCACGATGAAAAACATGCAAAAGCTGGCCGCTCAAGGCCGAAACGGCGACACCCGGGTAGCCCACCTAACAAAAGGTGAAGTGGTAGTTCCCCGCGAGGTGGCTGAGTTACGACCTGATTTAATTGCCCACGTCGCCGAGCAGCTGCGCCGCATGGGTGGCGACCCCCGGCAGATGATCGTGGGCCGCGGGCGGGTTAACCCGCAGACCGGCATTGAGGAGTTTGCCACCGAGGAGGAAGTGCGCGCAGCCTACAAAACCGTGCTGGGCAGAGACCCTGACGCTGATGGCATGAAGTACTGGATGAACGACCCCAACTTCAACCTCAATGCGTTTACGGCGGCGGCCAAGCCTGAACTCGTCGACCAAGCGTACGACAAGATCTTGGGCCGCAAGGCGGACGAGGCGGGCCGCAACTATTGGGTTAATGACCCGGGCTTTAGTTCAGCCAGCTTTGCCTTGGCCGCGCAGCCTGAGATCGCCCAGCAACGTAAACAGATGGCCGAGCAGTTGGCAGCGCTGCAAAATAAGTTTGACCCGATGAGCGAGCAGTACAGCACGCTACAAGGACAGTACGGAACGCTAGCTGAACAAATGGCCATGCTTAAGGCTCAATACGAGGAGCTTTTAAAGCAACAGCAGGAAAAGAGTAAAAGCAGAACCACCGGGGGCGCGACGGTTGGAAGCAGCGGAGTGGTGGATGATGGCAGCAGCCTTAACCCTGGCGGCACCGCTTTGGGCACCACCGGCGTGGTCTACGGCCCAGACGGTACGGCCTACAGTTCTGCGGCGGCAGCTATCGCAGCGGGCGTGGTCAATTTCACGTTTACTAAACCGGTTGCTCCTCAAGCACCTACCACGCCAGGCTTGATTTCTGGCGCAGACAATCTGACCTCAATACCGTCTGGTGTCACAGGCAACGCCAATCCTGGTGCGTTGATCGCTGGCCAGAACGATCAGCTGTTTGCACGGCCAACCGGCATTCAATTGCCGCGCGGCGTGGCTAACCCGTTCTAGGGGTAGGCAATGTCCGTATTGGCGAGGGAGTACGACACGTATCAGCGGGCGGTCCAGGCGTACCAGCGCGAGCAGGCCAAGCACAACCAGACGGTCAATCAGTACAACGGAACCTTGGTTAAAGATGCGGACGGCAATCTGTTGATCGTGGACGCCGCGGGCAATCGGGTGTTGAAAGTGAACGCCGATGGCCAGGTCAAACCTGGCCAACTACCAGCCGGCAAGCTCTCCGATTACGGCACGTCGCCCATGCCAGAAGAGCACCGCTTTCAGTTGTTGCGCCAAGGCGCCCCCGTGGGCACAAGGCGAGAGCAGATTGGGGGCGTGCGCCAGGACCCTGAGACCGGCCAGTTTTATCTTGAGATTCAGGGCGCTGGCGACTCGCCAAACGCCCGTGACCCATTAGGACCGGAGTGGCAGGTTGAGAAAGTGGAAAACGGCGAAGCAGGTCCGGTTTATGCCATGGCCCGAGATGTGCCGGCATACATGGAGCGCCCACCAGAGTGGACGCAAGAGTTCGGTTTAAAAGCGCCGGACCCCACTTTTGCCGGGGCCAAGCGAGCGGGCATGCCTAGCCTGGCACAGATTGAAGGCGGGCTGATTGGCCAAGTCTTGCGTGGGCGTGGCGCACGCTAAGGCCTCAACATTAAATAGTCGGAGAAATCGATGAGCAAAGAAGCAGGCCAAATGACCGCCCTGGTGTTTGTGGGCCGTGACATGGCGCATCGTGCGCATTGGCGTACACGCAGCTACGCCGAGCATATGGCGCTTGGCGGTTTTTACGAGGACGTGATTCCGTTGCTGGACCGTTTTGTCGAGCAATACCAGGGACGATACAACAAGCTGTTGGATGTGCCGCTGCTGGACAACGAGTTTGAAGGTGAGATTGCGGACGTATTGGAACAACAAATGGCGTGGATTGAAGACAACCGCGAGAAAATTTGTTCAAGAGACGAAACCTCCCTACATAACGTGATCGATGAAATTGTCGGGCTTTATCAGACGACGTTATACAAGCTGCGATTTCTTTCGTGAGTTAGCGTACAAATAATCGGGTATTGCCCGCAGAGCCAAGCGTGGCTTAAAATTTGAGCGGGGCGAGTGCGCCCAAAATTTACAGAAAGGTCGGCCAAAAGCCGGCCTTTTTTATTGGATTTTTATTTGATGAATGATTTCTCATCCGACACCTGGCATCGCCTGCGTAAGTGGGCGGAATCCGAGCTGGATAAAGCCAGGACCAAAAACGATGCTGTCGGCCTCTCCGACATCGAGACAGCAGCGTTAAGGGGTGAGATTCGCGTGTTGAAAAGATTTCTCGACTTGCCAAAAGCGGCAACTCGAGGTGTGGTGGCCGATGAAGACTTGCAGTAAATGCCGTAAGCCAAAATTGTTTGAAGAGTTTGGCCCGGATAAACGTGCTTCTGACCGGCTGCAATCGCAGTGCCGTGATTGCATAAAAACTTGGAAGCTTGAAAACGCTGAAAAACTGAAAACAGCTGATCGTTTTTGGTACGAAGCCAACGCGAAATCGATCAGGCAAGTGAAGTTGACGGCATATTACGCTGATCGTGAGCGTAAAAACGCAGTAAGTAAAAAGTGGAAACAAGACAATCGATCGCAGGTTACTGAGTACTGGCAACAATACGCCCGCAAAAATGCGTCGCGGATAGTCGCTTATCGGCGAACGTATTACGCCGAAAACCGAGAGCTGTATTTGGCACATGCGCAAGCGCGCCGCGCAGCTTGTGCTCAAGCAACGCCACCGTGGTTTGACGAGGACATGACGTGGGCAGTGCGGCAGGCCTACCAACTGGCGGCGTTGCGACAAAAAATGCTTGGCGGCAAATGGCATGTTGACCATCAAGTGCCGCTGAGAGGAAAAGATGTTTGTGGTTTGCATGTTCCTTGGAATTTGCAAGTCATACCGGCGAGTGAAAACATTCGCAAATACAACAAGTTCACCGACGGCCAGCACTTGCTGCCCGTCATTTGGGGCTAAGCCGGGTGAATTACCCCGCTGGTCGAAAAGAAAGCCGCCGAGAGGCGGCTTTGTTGTAAGAGGAAGGGCAGATGGAAAATCAACCAACGCAGGATCAATTGCAGGAGATGTGGGACGAAGAGGCTACAAAGCTTGACGCCGGCGATAACACGCCCGCGGTAGAGCTGGACGCCGTTGCGCCGGTAGAACCGCCGCAAGACACAAGCGATCCACAAACTGAAATGCCGGAGGATTTTGGCGGTGCAAATCAAGCCGCCGCTGTGCCTGAAGACCCTTTTGCAGGGTTACCAGACGCAGTTAAACAGAAGCTGGCACAAATTGATCAGTTGGCCCAATCCAACGCCCAATTGCTGCAGCATGTTCGCTCTGCTGAGGGTCGCGTAGCCGCAATGCAACGAGAGTTGCAAGTGGCAAAAGTGGCGCAACAATCTATTGCCCCGCAAGATGCGCCGACACAAACGCAGATTAACAGCGCGTCAAAGACGCCTGAAAAATGGGAACAGTTGCGAGCAGATTTCCCGGAATGGGCAGGCGCAATGGAAGAGTACGTTGCGGCCAAATTGGGAAGCGTTCAACCTCAAGGACCGAGTCTGGACCCGCGTGCGGTGGCCGAGTTCACGTTCCAACAGGTGACGCAAGCCAAGGCCGAGATGGCACGTCTTCTCGAAGAAGCCCGTGTCGAAGGGAAGTACGAAGACTGGAAGCAACAAGTCAATACGACCGAATTTGCTCAATGGTTTTCGGCGCAACCCTCCGAAATCCAAGCGCTGGCAAGTAGCTCTGCCGCGCGTGACGCCATTCGGATGTTGGACCTTTTTCACCAGTCCAAGACCCGAACGGCGACGGAAATCAAGCAAGAGCGCGGAGCACGTCTCGCTGCAGCCGCGACAACTCGACCTGGCCAGACACCGCCGCCCAAGACATTGGACGACATGTCACCAGAAGAGCTTTGGAACTACGAGGCCCGTAAGCGCGATAAGGAACGCGCCAAGCTGGGCTATTGAACCCTAAACCATTTGTAAAGGACTTAAACCATGTCTATTCAAAATTACGGCACCGTTGCCTCGCGAAATCTGATTCGCGCCGCACAAGGCATGCTTGAGCATGCACAACCCATCACCGTTCTGGGCGATTTCGGTACCCAGCGCGAGATGCCCCAAAACTCCACCGACACCCTGGTCTTCCGTCGTACGCTGCCCTTTGGCGCATCGACTGTTGGCACCACGGTTGAAGGCTCTAGCCGCTACGTTGGTACGCCTGACATCACGGCCAGCAACTTTGTGTTGGCTGAAGGCGTGACCCCTAACTCCAACACGATCTCCTTCCAGGACGTCACCGTCACGCTGCAGCAGTACGGCGTGCTGTTCAAGTACAGCAGCAAAGTTGAGCAGCTGTATGAGGACGACATCCCCGGCGAAATGGTCAAGCTTACCGGCGAGACCCTGGCCGAGGTGATGGAGATGGTTCGCTACGGCGTGCTGAAAGCTGGCTCGACCGTCGTTTACTCCAACGGCTCCAGCCGCTCCGCTGTGAACACGGCCATCAGTTTGAACGCGCTTCGCAAAGCCGCTCGTACGCTGGAATCTAACCGTGCTCGCCGCGTGACCAGCCGTCTGGCTCCTGGCGTGAACTTCGGTACCCGTGCCGTGCAGCCTGCTTACATCGTGTTCTGCCACACTGACGCAGTGGCTGATGTGCGTAACTTGGCTGGCTTTACCCGTGTGGAAGAGTACGGCTCGTTCAAGCCCATCCACGACCGTGAAATCGGTGCCTGCGAAGACTTCCGTTTCATCAGCTCCCCGTTGTTGAAGTCTTTTGCTGGTGCAGGTGCTGCTGTTGGAGCAAGCGGCATGTTGTCGATCGGCGCGGCCAACGTGGACGTCTACCCTTTCATCATCATCGGTGAAGACGCTTGGGGTCAGGTTGCGCTCAAAGGCATGTCGGCTATTAAGCCTGTCGTGCTCAAAGCCAGCCAGACCAACCACGCCAACCCCCTTGGCCAGTTTGGCTATGTGGGTGCGTCTACCTGGTTTGCGACTGTCCGCTTGAACGACGCCTTCATGGCTCGTATCGAAGCCGGCGTGACCGCTCTCTAAACCAATTGCTGGCGGGCCAATCGGCCTGCCAGCTTTTTCAAAGGATCACATGATGGCTGAATCAATCAATGTGCGGATGGCCAAAGTGCCCGATCTACTCACGTCCCGTGAGCTTCGTGCGCTTTTTGAGTCTCTCCGCGAAGACCTCGTGGCGTTGGCCGCCTCGCATAACCAACTGCTGGCCGACTACAACGCGCATGCACATGGTGGCGTGACCACTGGCGTAGACACCTCCAGTGATGTCGCCAATAGCACTGCCGCTGCTGTCACTCTTAATACCCAAGATTAAGGAGCATTTCCATGTCTTATAACATCGAGCAATTGAACAGCGGCTACGTGTCGCTGACCGCCGCCGGCTTGGCCGAGGGCACCAACGCCAACACCTACAAGACGACAGCCACGCTGGCTTATACCAGCAATGGCGTGTTCAAGTCCAAAGGTGCAACGGACAACATCGCCATGACCGCTACCGCTGGTACGGTCCCTCCAGCAAGCGCAGCGCTCTACGCCGTGTGGATTGATGCCTCTGGCAACTTCTCCAACACCCGTGGCCCAGTGGTCGCTGCTGGCGAACCTTGCCCCCTGCCAACAGCTTCTGCTGCTGGCGTGACCCTGGTCGGTTTGATCAAAGTCACGACCAACGCTTCCACGACCTTTACTCCTGGCTCGACCGATCTCGGCGATGCAGGCGTCACCGATGCCTACATGGACTGCATGGTCATGCCGGGCAGTGCGCAATAACTGTTGCCATCCTCTCCCCCTGAGAGTTTGCAGGCCACCTTCGGGTGGCCTGTTCTTTTTGGCAACTGAGCTTTTTCAACCCCCTGGAGAAAAATGATGGCAAATAAAAACGTAGCGCAAGGCGTCGAAGTAATCGATGACACGCCTGTTGTCGAGACCGTTTCCGAGTCAAAAGACTTCCGAGAGATGGCCGCCAACGAATCGTTTATGAACGAGGTCGTCACGGTATTGGTGCATTCCAGCACCGACGAGAACCAATCCCCTCACGTCATTGTGAATTGCAACGGCGTGAATCAGCCCATCGTGCGCGGCGTGCCAACCGCCATTCGGCGCAAATACCTGGAGATCTTGGCTCGTATGAAAGAGACCAAGTACACCCAGGTCACGCCCAACCCGGCCGCCCCCGATGTGTCTGAGATGAAAGCCCGTCACGGTCTTGCCTATCCATTTGAGGTTATCGAAGACGCAAACCCCAAAGGCCGTGCCTGGTTAAACAACGTGCTGGCTGAGCCCGCCTAAGCAAAGGTGACCTGGTGAACTTTCTTCAGCTGATCAATCGCACCCGGGTGGAGTGTGGCGTTTCTGGCGCATCCACGCCATTGCCAACTGCGCAAGGCCTCACGGGTGAGTCCTCTCGGATTGCCAATTGGGTCAACTCAGCCTGGATCGATGTTCAGACGGCGAAGGAAGACTGGCAGTGGATGCGTGAACCGGTTGAGTTCAACACGGTCACGCAGCAACAAACCTACACCCCGACACAAGCCGGGGTAGGCACCACCTTTGGTAATTGGAAGCGGGACAGCTTTCGATGCTCAAGCGTAGGCCAGAACTACGGCGATGAGCAGTTAATGAATTACATGGACTGGTCCACGTATCGTAACTTGTACCAGTACTCAAACATGCGCAGGACCTATGCAAGGCCTGTCGTGGTCAGCATCACGCCTGACAAAAACCTGGCTTTTGGTTCCATACCTGACCAGCCATACGTCATTACAGGCGAGTACTACCGCAGCCCGATTGAGTTTTCGGCCGACACTGATGCGCCTGACATCCCGGACCGTTTTCATCTGATGATTGTCTATCGAGCCATGATGTTTTATGGCGGATACGAAGCAGCGCCAGAAGTCTTTCAGCGCGGTGAGTCAGAGTTCAAACGACTGATGAACCGGCTAGATATTGACCAGCTTCCAACGCTGGTCAGCGGCCCCCCACTGGCTTAAAGGGGACAGCGATGCCGCTGAACGCTCCCCCAGTCAAATACGACCTGATCCGCTTAGCTGGCGGCCTTGACCAGGTAACCCCCACACTTTCTCTTAAACCCGGCGTCGCAAGACGTGCGGCCAACTTTGAGTGCTCGATCACAGGCGGGTATACCCGCATTGCAGGATACGAGCGTTTTGACGGCCGCCCCAGCCCTTCTGCGGCGTTGTACACCCTCCTGGTGTGCAACATCACAAGCCAGATTGCTGTTGGAAATACGGTGCTGGGATCTGCATCGGCGGCCACTGGCAAGGTGATTGCTGTCAATGGCAACGACGTGGTCGTGACTCGGGTCAGCGGCGATTTTGTCGTTGGTGAGTTTTTAAGCGTGGCCGGCGTTGTCAAAGCTGAGATTACGCTTTTGCAAGGTCCTTCAGCAGATGGTCTTCAAGACGCCACCTACAAAGCCTTGGCGGCGGATGATTACCGCACCGACATCCAAGCCGTGCCAGGTTCAGGTTCAATCCTTGGCGTAGCGCTTTATAACGGCGTGGTTTACGCCTGGCGTAACAACGCGGCCGGTACTGCTGCCGACATGTATAAGTCGAGCCCCACAGGTTGGGTGCAAGTTACGTTGGGCAAAGAGCTTGCCTTTGATACCGGCACCGCTGCAATCAAGGATGGCGATACCGTCACTGGATTAGCCAGTGGCGCCACCGGTGTGGTGGCCAGAGTGGTGTTAGAAAGCGGAACATGGTCTGGGGGTAACGCAGCCGGCCGGCTAATCCTTTCCAACACCACCGGGACGTTTCAGGCTGCAGAAAATCTTCAAGTAGCTGCGGCCAATAAAGCAATTTGCAAAGGTGCTGCCAGCGCCATCACGTTAGCCAAAGATGGCCGCTATCAGACCGCTGTCGCCAATTTCGGTGGCGGGGTCGCTAACTATCGCATGTATGGCGCCGATGGGAAAAACAGGGCTTTTGAATTTGATGGTACGACTTTTGTGCCAATCAACACTGGTATGGCGGTGGATACGCCATTACTTGTGGCATTTCACGAACAACATTTGTTCTTGGCTTTTGGCGCCTCGCTGCAGTTTTCCGCGATAGGCGATCCCTATCAGTGGGCGCCATTGTTGGGTGCAGGCGAATTGGCGATGAATGATGAAATCACCAATTTGCTGCCTTTGCCAGGCGATCAGTCTTCAGGCGCACTGGCAGTCTATACCCGTAACGACACCTCAGTGCTCTACGGCACAGACGCCAACTCATTTCAATTGTCTACGTTCAACACCGGAACAGGCGCAATTGCGTATACCGCGCAGAACATGGACCAGGCGTATGTGTTGGATGATCGAGGCATCATGAGCCTTGGCACCTCGCTGAACTTCGGTAACTTTTTGCCCACATCGCTCACGATGACTTTGCGACCGTTTATTGAGCAGCGCTTATTGCGGGCCTGTGCCAGCACCGTCAACCGTAACAAAGGCCAATACCGAGTTTTTTTCAATGACGGCACAGCGGTCTACATGACTTTGCTTAACGGCAAACTATTAGGCTCCATGCCCATTCAGTATCTGCGGCCGGCATTGTGCACAACGGAAGGCGAGAGCACTACGGGTGAAGCCGTGGCCTTTTTTGGCTCAAACGACGGGTTTGTCTACCAGATGGACAAAGGTCCAAGCTTTGACGGGGCGCCTATCGCCGCCAACTTAAACCTGGTCTACAACAGCGTGGGCGCGCCTCGTGTGCTTAAACGCTACCGCAAGGCTAGCGTTGAGATGACCGGAGACTCTTATGCAGAGCTGGCTTTTGGTAGCGATCTTGCCTACCGGTCTACCGCTCTTTCTCAGCCTTTAGACGCCAATTACTCAAGCGATTTGCGTTCTTCGTATTGGGACAGCATGACTTGGGACAACTTTGTTTGGGATGGTTCAGACGTTTCTCCAACAGAAGTTGAAGTGCAAGGAACCGCCGAAAACATGGCAATCCGGCTTTCGTCTGTTTCGGCCTTGTTTCAGCCATTCACTGTTAACAGCATCATCGTGCACTACACGATGCGCCGAGGACTTCGATAATGTCAAATAGTTACTACAACCACGCCACGTACCCGACTCCCAACTCTCCCGGCTCCTCGGCGCAGATGCGCGCCGAGTTGCAGCTGGTCACGCAAGGGTTCGATAAACTTCCTACACTAGCGGGTAATGCCAACAAACTTGTCGTTGTTAACGCTGGCGCAAACGCCCTGGCCGTGACAGATACTCTACCAAACCTGACGATTGTCGGCGGTACGATTAACAGTACAGTCATTGGAGCCGTCACCCCGGCAGCCGGATGGTTTACAACGCTATCTGCAACGGGCGCGGTGTCGTTGGGCTCTAGTGTGGCAATTACCGGCGGCACGATTAACGGCACGCAGATTGGCAACGCCACCCCGTCGTCGGGCGCTTTTACCACGGTGTCTGCGAGCGGGGGGTTTACGGGTAATTTGGCTGGCAATGTCAACGGCAATTTGACAGGCAACGTCACCGGTAATGTGACGGGTAACGTCACAGGTAATCTGACGGCTTCAAGCGGGACTTCGACGTTTAACAACGTCACGATCAACGGTGCGTTGGACATGGACGCCGGCAGTGCGGCCACAATCACTAATCTGACCACGCCAACTAACCCCGGTGACGCCGCAAATAAAGGCTACGTTGATACCGGTCTTGCGTTGAAACTGAACCTGACTGGCGGCACCATGAGCGGCAATATCGCCATGGGTAACAGCTTGGTCACGGGACTGGGCGCACCGTCTGCCGGTGGTGATGCGGCCAACAAGACCTATGTTGACGCTCAGCGTGATACTCGCTTGGCCTTGGCTGGCGGCACAATGTCTGGCGCGATTGCCATGGGCACCAGCCGGATTACAGGCTTAGGGGACCCGGTCAGTGCTCAGGACGCCGCCACCAAGATCTATGTTGACAATTCCATTCAAGGCTTAGATGCCAAAGCTTCGTGCCGGGCTGCAACCACAGCCAACATTACCCTGTCGGGCGCCCAGACGATTGACGGGGTAAGTGTGATTGCCGGCGATCGGGTGTTGGTCAAAAACCAAAACACCGCATCTGAAAACGGTATTTATTTGGCCGCATCCGGTGTGTGGGCCCGAGCGGCTGACGCAAATACCTGGGATGAGTTGGTTCACGCCTACGCATTTGTAGAGCAGGGCACTGCCGGCGCAAATAACGGTTACGTTTGCACGGTGTCGTCAGGCGGCACGTTGGGCACCACCGCCGTGACCTGGGCACAGTTTTCTGGCGCAGGTCAAATAACAGCCGGCGCTGGCTTGAGCAAAACCGGCAATCAGCTCGATGTTGGTACCGCATCCAGCGGGCGTATTGTGGTGAACGCCGACAATATTGATCTGGCCACTACAGGAATTGCTGCTGGTACGTACCGATCTTTGACGATTGATGCGTATGGCCGGGCAACAGCAGGCGTCAATCCAACCACGCTTTCCGGCTATGGAATTACGGATGCCTACACCACCACGCAAGTCGACAATGCGCTTGCGTTGAAATTGAGTTTGTCTGGCGGTACGCTTAGCGGCAACCTGGCCATGGGCACTAATCGCATCACGGGAGTCGGTGACCCCACCAATGCCCAAGACGCAGCCACCCGCAATTACGTTGACAATGCCCTGGGCGGCAAACTGTCGCTGACTGGCGGCGCGATGTCTGGTGCCATTGCCATGGGTACCAACAAGATTACAGGCTTAGGCGACCCGGCAAACGCCCAGGATGCGGCCACCAAGAACTACATTGACACGCTTTTTGGGTCAACGACTGCGGCGGCGGCGAGTGCTGCGGCCGCACTGCAAAGTGAAATCAACGCCCTGGCCAGTGAAAACAATGCGTTCAGTTACGCCGGCCAAGCATTAAGCAGCGCCAATAGCGCGGCGGCAAGCTACGATTCGTTTGATGACCGGTATTTGGGCGCCAAGATTGCGGACCCGACACTGGACAACGATGGCAACGCTTTGCTCGAAGGCGCCTTGTACTGGAATTCCGTCACGAAGATCATGAAAGTCTATGACGGGTCGGCCTGGGCGGCTTCCTATTTGCCGGCGACAGGATATTTGCCTGTATCGGGCGGCACGATGACGGGCGACATTACGTTTGCTGGCACGCAAACTTTCGCTGGTAGCCAAGTATCGGGCGATATCAGCGGCAGCGCCGCGAATGTGACGGGCACGGTAGGAGTGGCTAACGGCGGGACCGGCGCCACATCTTTGACCGCCAACAATATCATTCTAGGTAACGGCACCAGCGCTGTTCAATTTGTTGCGCCCGGTACATCTGGAAACGTCCTAACTTCCAACGGGACAACTTGGGTATCCTCCACGGCTCCTTCTGGTGGCATTGGGTATGTTTTCAAAACCGCCAATTACACCACACAGGATAATGAGGGCGTACTTGCTGATACCTCCGGTGGTGCATTTACCGTTACCCTTCCGGCCTCTCCTATTGCTGGGGATCAGGTCGTTATCTCTGATGCTGCGGCTACGTTTGGCTCTAACAACCTCACAGTCGGCAGAAACGGTTCCACGATTAACGGTACGGCTGCAGACTGGGTTATCGACATCAGTGGTGTCTCGGTACAGTTTATCTATAGCGGCACGACGTGGTTAGTCTATGCACAAGTTGGTGGTAACAGTGGTAGTGTTGTGACACTAAATGGTGTGCAGACACTGACGAATAAGACGATTAACGCTGCCAATAACACGGTAACGAACATCAGCCTTTCTACGGCTGTTACGGGCACTCTTCCTGTGGCTAATGGTGGAACTGGATTAACCTCCCCCGGAACGGCGGGTAATGTGCTAACGTCAAATGGTACTGCGTGGGTAAGTTCCGCATCACCAGCTCCCGCTGAAATCAAAACTCCCACCAA